TAATATCACAACCCACCTTAGGTTCTGCGTCACCACATGTAAATATATCTACTGCTGCTTCTCCTTTCTCAGGCCAAGTATGAATACTGATATGACTCTCAGCAAGAAGACAAACAGCAGTCACACCGTATGGTTCAAATTTTTTTGAAATAGTTTGAACCACTGTTGAACCACTTGCTTCCGCAGCAATCTCCAACAATTCTCTTAGATACGTTTCATTATTCAGATTCTCAAACTTGCATCCATAAAGGTTGAGGAGATAGTGTTTGCCCATCATTCTATTGCTTCTGAATCGATACCATATTCATCTACGAGACGATCAACTGCTGTTTTGATATCAGAGAGTTTGCATACCTCAGCGATATTTGATTTTTGAAACTTCTTTAATTTTTTATATTTTTTGATGAGTTTACTAACTTCATCAGTGTCGATTTCAAATCTAACGTTTCCATCTTTCTGCGGATCGTTAGTAAACCCTTTAAATCCGCTCATGATTTTTTCTTCTTATCTTTTGGTGCAGGGTTACCCCAGAGTTTAGGACTAACCCTACCTTCAGATTGTTGCATAGTAACAAAATTTTCTTTGTACTTGTCATAATAAGCATCAAAGATACTTGCTTGCTTTGTATCCATCACTAGATCATAGTGCTCTACACCATCCTCTTTATATGTGACAAGATAGCAATTATTAGGAAGATCCGTCGTATTATCTACGATCGGATCACAATCTTGCTTAATAACCTTCAACTGCGTCCACCCCATTGAATGTCAGGATATGCCTGTTTGACAATATCATAACTGATTTTGTACTTGTCTGCAAGGTTTTTATCCTTACACAGACACAGGATCTCAGCCTCTTCGGGATGCAGTCCTTCAAGCATTTGGATGAACATGGTTTCTCTGCGAAGTCCAGAGAGTCCATCATTACCACCCTTCACAAAGTTATAGAGATGCTTGTACTCTCTACGTAAGGAGGTGTGATCTGTACCAACAGGTACTTCGTTCTTATTGAAGGGAACCTCTCCAACAGGAAGAACTGAGATCACAGTCTCATCAAAGTTCCAAATAAAAATAGTCTTCAGAGCATCGTTTTCATACTGCTGAAGGATTTCTACTTTCTTTGCCTTTGCACGTTGCTTACTTGCAAGTTCAAGAATTTCATGAAGAAAGGGGTTAGGTGGTAGTTCAACCTTCTTCTTCGTCTTCGTCGTAGTCGCCATAATCGTTTTCAAACCTTACTGCTAAAATTTCATCAGGTAGAACATTTCCGTTCTCATCAAACATTTCGGGATGAGTATATACTGGTTGGGTATTATAGACGTGTTCTTTTGCAAGCCATCCTACCATACCTCCAACAAAAAAGAACATTACTGATACCAATGTTCCAATCGTCAATGTTACTGCTAACATTTTCCCGTCCTCCGAGAGTCTCTATCTTTTCCGAATATCCAAATAAAAATTAAAGTGGAAAACGATATCTCTCTTGAAAAGAGAAACCATATTTCCAAATCTTATTTGGAAAGTTTTGGGCGGTTCTGCTCTTCTCCTATTTCTAAGTAATAACTCTACCCCACGGTTAAGGTGGGGATCTGGTTTATTTAGAATCTTTTCTTCGCCGTCCAGGTCGTCTATCATAACTATACCTTTCAGCATCTGCAAGGATGCCTTCTAAAAATTGTTTGATCTTTCTTGCTTGTGGTTTAGGAATATGTCCATAACCTTCACGCAATTGTTTATGTTCATTATCTTGTCCTCCCTCTAGATATTCTTCTAAATCAAGGACAAGATCTTTTATTTCTTTAGAAGTGCTACTGACAATGAATTCATCAACATCCTTTCTTTTAGCATTGATAACTCTAAGATAATCATAGAATTTCAACTGAAATTTATGCTGCTCGAAAGCAACATCAATTGACTGTTCAACAATTTCGTAGACTTCTTGATCCATCAAACCAGTTCGTTTTCTCTTAGATACTTGACAGTTTCTTGACATCCACCAATTAATTCATCATTCAGAACAACGCGAGGGAAAGTAGATCCCCTCCCAAACTTTTCATAAAATTCCTCACCGTTAAAATCTCTGCCCAATTTATACTCAACAAATTGTTGTTCGGCAAGACTCAAAGCAGCAATCACTTTGGTGCAGTAAGGACAACCGATTTTTGTGTAAACTGCAAAATTACTCATTTCTTTACTGACTCCCAATCGTTTTCAAAAATTTCCATTCCTTTATCGGTAAGGATATGATCGTACATTTGATCGAATACCTTTGGTGGCATCGTGCAGATCTCAGCACCATTATACCATGAACGAATGGCTCTTTGCACGCTACGGATGGAAGCAGAAAGAACTTGTGTCTTCACACCATGAACACGATAGAGTTCAGAGATGGAACGAACTACCTCAAGTCCTGCAACTGATTGATCATCGAGTCGTCCAACAAAAGGAGAGACATAGGTAGCACCCGCTTTGGCAGCCAGAACCGCCTGTGCGGCGCAGAAGATCAAAGTGACATTTACCTTGATGCCTTGCTCTGAAAGACGCTTACAGACGATTAGGCCTTCTCTGGTGCAGGGAACTTTGATGGTAGCAACATCGCCAAACTTTTCATAGAGACGAATGCCCTCATCATACATCTCAAGATCAGAACCCATCACTTCCATGCTGATGTCTGTGACACCCATGTCCTTGATCTCTTGGTAAACATCCTCTGGATTCTTACCACTTTTCATAATCAAAGTTGGATTGGTTGTCACTCCATCTACCAACCCAGTAGAAAAATACTTTGCGATAATATCTGTATCCGCAGTATCTAAAAAGATTTTCATTAAAAAAGGGCGATTGATACGCCCTTTATATATCAGTTTTCGTCTTTGTTGTAAAGACTTTCTAGTCGATCTCTTGTCATATCAACATACATGACTTCATCACCAGGTTGAGGTGCTTCAGGATGACGTGGTTTTGGTTTATTCATCTCCACATTTATGGATTGAATATTACTCCACATCATCGCAAAAGCAGCACCAGCAATGGTAGCAAAGCAAACGAAGTAAAAAAATACTTCAAAGTTGTTCACAGTGCGTTACCTCTAGGAAGTACTTCCTCAGGGAACACAAAATTCTCATGAGGTTGATCCACGCTTGCCATCCAGTTACGAAGTCCTTCATTCAAGAGAATATTCTTGGTATAAAAAGTTTCAAATTCTGGATCTTCTGCTGCTCTTAGTTCTTGTGACACAAAGTCATAAGCGCGAAGGTTGAGAGCAAGGCCAATAATACCGATGGAAGATGTCCAAAGGCCCATAACAGGAACAAACAGCATAAAGAAATGCAACCACCTCTTATTGCTAAACGCAATACCAAAGATCTGACTCCAGAAGCGGTTTGCTGTAACCATTGAATAGGTTTCTTCTTCTTGAGTGCTATCAAATGCTTTGAAAGTATTTGCTTGTTCACCATCTTGATACAGGGTGTTCTCTACTGTAACACCATGAATCGCAGAGAGCAATGCTCCACCCAGGATACCAGCAACACCCATCATGTGAAAGGGGTTGAGTGTCCAGTTGTGGAAACCTTGTAGGAAAAGTAAGAATCTAAAGATCGCCGCAACGCCAAACGATGGCGCAAAGAACCAACTGGATTGTCCAAGTGGGTAGATGAGAAATACGCTAACAAATACGGCAATAGGGCCCGAAAAAGCAATCGCATTGTAGGGACGGATTCCGATAAGACGTGCAAGTTCAAACTGACGCAGCATGAAACCAATCAGGGCGAAGGCACCGTGGAGCGCCACAAAATTCCAGAGTCCCCCAAGTTGGAGCCAGCGTTGGAAATCTCCCTGAGACTCTGGACCCCAAAGTAGAAGAAGAGAATGGCCCATAGCATCAGCAGGAGTTGACACTGCCGCTGTAAGGAAATTAGCACCCTCAAGGTAACTAGACGCCAACCCGTGGGTGTACCAACTGGTAACAAACGTCGTGCCAGTAAGCCAGCCGCCAATTGCAAGATAAGCAGTGGGAAAAAGAAGGAGTCCAGACCAACCCACAAAGACAAAGCGATCTCGTTTAAGCCAGTCATCCAGGACATCGAACCATCCCCTCCCCTGTATTGGTTGTGAAAGAGTTGAAGTTGTCATAAGTAATATTACTTAACATTTAAAGGGAAAAAAATAGAGGATCCGAAGATCCTCTGTGAAGTTTATCTAACTGATTATCAACCGATAGAAGGTGCAGTCAGAGCAACAGGTGTGGATTCGGCAGCAGCCAGATCCAGAGGGAAGTTGTGAGCATTACGCTCGTGCATAACTTCCATACCCAAACCTGCACGGTTCAGAACGTCTGCCCAGGTGTTAAGGACACGTCCTTGTCCATCAAGGATGGACTGGTTGAAGTTGAATCCGTTAAGGTTGAATGCCATGGTGCTAACACCAAGAGCAGTGAACCAGATGCCGACAACAGGCCACGCAGCGAGGAAGAAGTGCAAAGAACGTGAGTTGTTAAAGGATGCATACTGGAAGATTAGACGGCCGAAGTAACCGTGTGCGGCGACAATGTTGTATGTCTCTTCTTCTTGTCCGAACTTGTAACCATAGTTCTGAGACTCAGTTTCTGTGGTTTCGCGAACCAGCGAAGAAGTAACCAGACTTCCATGCATAGCAGAGAAAAGAGATCCACCGAATACCCCAGCAACACCGAGCATGTGGAACGGGTGCATAAGGATATTGTGTTCTGCTTGGAATACAAGCATATAGTTAAAAGTACCAGAGATACCAAGAGGCATAGCATCGGAGAAACTACCTTGTCCGAAAGGATAAACGAGGAAGACTGCAGAAGCAGCAGCGACAGGTGCGCTGTAGGCAACGCAGATCCAGGGGCGCATACCCAAGCGGTAAGAAAGTTCCCACTCACGTCCCATATAGGCATAGATGCCGATGAGGAAGTGGAAGACTACGAGTTGGAAAGGGCCACCATTATACAGCCACTCGTCGAGAGAGGCGGCTTCCCAGATGGGATAGAAGTGAAGTCCAATTGCGTTGGAAGAAGGAACAACTGCACCAGAGATGATGTTGTTACCATACATGAGTGAACCAGCAACTGGTTCACGGATGCCATCGATGTCCACAGGAGGAGCAGCGATGAAGGCGACGATGAAGCAGATAGTTGCTGCCAACAGAGTTGGAATCATCAGAACGCCGAACCAACCGACATAGAGACGGTTATTGGTGGATGTTACCCACTCGCAGAAATTTTCCCAAGTGGATGTTTGTTGTCTTGAAAGTGTTGAAGCCATTTTGAAAAAGGGTTATGTATTAGTACGGGGTGGTACTGAGTAAAATATTCCAACTCTACCCTCCAGAGTTGGTATGAGAGACTGTTGTTTAATCACGCTGTTTAGTCTCGGTAAGGCGTGTTGGATAGTGAGGAAACCCTCACCCGTCCATGTATTTATGTTAAGCGATCCTCATGGATCTGTCAACCCTCTAGAAACTATAACTGTCTCTTCAAAAGCAACAAACCAAGTCTAGTGTCATTATGGATACCTGTCAAGTATCATCATAAACATTATTTTATTTGTAAAAAAGTTCTCTCTAAATAAATACAAACCCTTTGGTGTGACACATGAAGAAACTGCTTCCACTTATTATGATATTGATGACAGCCCCCGCAGCAAATGCTGGTGGACTGATCCATAAAATGTCTTCAAGTGTTCAGTTAACTGTAGATGCTGCTCGTTCTACTGCAACCAGACTCGGTTCCCAATACAGTGTATCGGGCTCGAACGTAAATACTACAGACGGAACCACAGCAGGAACTATTTCTGCAGGAACTTTGTCCAGCGGTATCTATGATCCTGGAACAATTTCCGCAACACAAGCAACTAACGGGGAAGCATTCTCTTACTCTGCTTCTTATCTGCAAGGTGACGCTGTTCCAACTTCAGCTCCCACTGTAGGCGCTGTTGGTAACTTTGGTTCAGTTACAAGTTATGCATCTGGAACTGCTGGTGATCTGGCTGGTACAATCGCAACAGATGGCGGTATTACTCTGACTGCTGGTGGAGCTGGTACAAATGCTGTTGGCCAATTTGTTTCTGAAATCACGGTTATTGACTAATGACTAGACTACAAGAGGCAGTCATCCTTGGATTGACTCTTGGAGTTTTTCACAGTATGATGCAATCAGCGAAATCTGTTCCTGTCGTACCAAATTTTACACAGGGCTCTATGACTAGCCACACGGAGACTACCTCCAAAGTGACTGAAACGATTAACTCTATAGATTATTCAACAGGATGGCAATATTCAGTTTCGGGAACAAATGTGGACAACGGAGGAACGCCTCTTCGTCCACCAAGCAATACATCTTCAGTGATCGTGAATCCTCTCGGCGGAACCGAAGGACAAGTAACAAGTCAAAATGCCTCACTGAACTTCAACGCTGCGAGCGGATTCAAAATAACGAATCCCGGAGAGGCATTTCAATTCACTCAAACATATTCAGGGCCTGGTGTCACAAACCAGACTGTGATCCAAAGAGTAACAGAAGTTACCAGCGTAACCGATACTACAAGTATCTTTACGCAGTAATTGGATTACTAATCACATCTCCCGTCAGTGCTGCTGATGTGGGGGGTGTTTCTGCGACTGCTAATCCAATCGCAAACAGTTCAGGCTCAGTGACTAACCAGGCTATTCAGGTACTTCAAGGCCCTTACATCACAAACACTTATGGTGGCGGCATTAGTTGTCAAGGGCCAACCATGAACTTCACACCATATGTGACACATTCTATTAGTGATAAAGATCCGTTTGAACAGAGATATTTTGAACCTCAATATGACAATAGAGACTTTGTAGGTAGAACAGTTCAAGTACAAAAGGTTGTTAAAAACTGGCCTTGGGAAGAATGGTATGATGATAGAACTTATACCAACTCAGAAGGTGAGACTGTAAGAGCATATGAAGATGGTGCAGACATGCCCATCATTGTTGATGAAATACAAGGGGATGGTGTTCCAGATAATCCGGGAGATGTATTATGGCAAAAGCCGGTACGTACTGGAGAGAAAAGAAACTATAATACTAACATTGGGTTCTCTGCAACCATGTCTTTCCCTTTGGATGGTGGATTGCAAGAGCGTTGTAAGCAAGCAGCGGAAACTCAAATTGCATTACAAGGACAAATGCTTGCTAATAAAAGATTAGATTTTGAAATCGCGAGACTTAAAAATTGTGGAGATTTGATGAAGCAGGGAATTCGCTTTCATCCCCGTTCAAAATATGCAACCATTTGTGCTGATGTCTTAGTTGAAAATGTAAACGTTATTGCACCTCATCGTCATAGTATTCCACGTCCTATTTCTTCAACGGACGCACAGAACGCAGCAGCTTCAGCGCGTGGTTCCTCTGTCGCTGTTCCGCAACCCGTTCCCGCAAGGATTGTACCGGGATCTTCTTACCCCGTAAGGCAGCAATCTTCTTCAGCACCTTCTTCACAGTCGGTTTCACCGCTTTTAACAAAAGATCAGCAAGAGGTTTTGCGAGCAGTGCCGAAGTCGTGGCTACCACTGCAATCGAAGCCGTTGCCGTCACAGCACCAGCACTAGGAATACTTTCAATTATCTGAGTGGGTATGTCTATCTCTCTTTTTACAGTTACACATACCCAACTGTTCCCTTGTGGAACTAATCTATGTTCAACAACAATTTCATCACCAATAACTTTGCCAACTGGTTCTTGTAATGCCTGAATGTCTGATGGACAATCGGGTTTTTTTGTTTCTTGCTTCGGTGCTTCTGTTTTGGGTGTTTTTGGTTCAGGTGGTTTATATGGTGGGACTGGTGCAGAGTTATCTGGTACTTCTCTCTGTATATCTAATTTATTTGGATCATAATCGATTGCACCAAAAGTAGGCACTCCCCCATCACAAATCACGACGGTGCCATCTGGATCTTCATCCTTTAAACTTTGATTTTCTGAACTGTCCCTGTGCGACTCTACACACCCTGGAATATCAACGATGGGTGTTCCTATCACATCAGTAACCGGAGGGTATATAGGGAGTGCCACAGGTGGTTCTCTCAACCATTGTGGAGTATTCATAATGTAAGTATCAGGAATACTCCTGATGTTCACTTCACGTATGTCAATCATTCTTCAACAATAGTACCTCTTACTTTTGGCCTTGCCATTTCATTAATCAAGGGAGTAGACATCTCATCAATATCTGCTTGTGCTAAGGCACTGGTTGCATATGATTTTCTGTCAGCATACACATCAGTCCATACCGTACCACCCTTGTAGTAAACAGATTTCCCTAAAGTTGACTTAGTAATGTGAAAAGCCATTATTGTTTTGAATTCTTACTTAGTATATATTAAACTAACGTACCATTTGCACGACGGATTTCTCTAAGTTCTTCAAAGTTTTTCTGCTTAGTTCCACCGTTGTATGCCCATGCATATCCTTCAGTGATCATTTGTTCATTCAAGGAAAGTTCTGCATCTCCAATATATAACCAACCAAGAAGGCGGCCATACTTACCCATACCACCCACAAGTTCAGTTCTAATGACGAGATCGTCGTCTCCATCGATAGCACCCTCTAGTTTTTCTTTCATCCAGTTGGTGGCATCAATGCCAAGTTCTTTTTCGTCAAGATCTCTTGTTCTTTTCTCTGGAGTATCAACTCCTGCTACTCTTACTCTTTCTTTTTTATAGAGATCAAATCCTAGATCTATCGTTACATCAATCGTATCCCCGTCCACCACTCTGTTGATCTCGATCACTCGGAAGTTGTAACAACTCTTCCGACTCGGTGGTGTCATCGCTCCCATGGGATTCTCTCTCATCAATGCCTAGTATATAGACAATCACATAAAAAACTCCCGCTAGAAGAATAATGAGACACCAGATGATACTCCAGGTGACATCATTTACATCATTTAGTGGCCTTAGAATCAGATTCATGAAAAGGTTCCCAATGTTCCCATTCATACTTATGCACCAAGTGCATTCCTATAATTGGAACAAACACTAAAAGAAACCCCATGACACCTAAGCACCAGGGGGTTTGCATCACTGATCTAACCAGGAACTGAACGTGATTCATTTTGGAAATACTCGGGTAAAGGGCAACCTTGAAACGATCAATCTCATCCACTGCAAAGACAAACATACACGCAAATCCTATGCAGAATGCTAGTAGATACTCGTGTATGGTAGTTCTCATCCTGGGTAATCCCAATTAGTAATCATTTCAGTTT